CATGGATTTGAAGATTTCTTTGGTGATATGATGGAAAAAGGACAGAATGATTATCCTTTAGCAAAAGCAGTACAGGAATGGGGTGGTTATCCACACACTGTAAAAAATTGGGAGGATACCCGAACTCAACTTACAAAATTTGTGGTATAATTAGTAGTGTCGCCTTCGGGGACAAAAACTACACTCGCTTATTAAAGGAGAACTATGACTTACTTACAAAAGTATCACACTGCTAATCTTCCAGAATTAATGAAGATTATTTCTAAGAATGGAATTGGTATGGATTCATACCTAGATAGATTTTTCAATTCTTATGAAACCACAACAAACTATCCACCCTACAATCTAATTCACGTAAATAATGTTGAGTCAATACTAGAAATAGCACTTGCGGGATTTAGTAAAAATGAACTTCATGTTTATACTGAATATGGAAAACTTATTGTTGAAGGAAAGAAAAAAGAAAAAGAGAAAGAATCCGAGTATGTCTATCAAGGATTGGCTCAGAGATCTTTCAACAGAACCTGGTCACTATCAGAAGATATTGAAGTCAGAGAGGTTTTATTTAAAGATGGATTACTTACCGTTAAGTTGGGTAAGATAGTCCCAGAACATCATGCAAGAAAAGACTACCTATAAAACATCAGGTGTTGACATTGAAGCTGGTAATGCTTTCGTTGAAAGACTAAAAGAAAAAGTGCCTACTATCGGTGGATTCGGTGGTATGTATAAGGTTCCTCGTGAATATGAGGAACCTATTTTAGTTTCTGGTTCTGATGGAGTTGGAACTAAGATTTGTATTTGTAGTCGTCTCAGAGACTACACAACTATTGGTATTGACTTAGTTGCAATGTGTGTCAATGATATTATCACTTGTGGTGCGAAACCATTGTATTTCTTAGATTATATTTCTTTGAATACAATTAATCCTGTTGTAGATGATATTATGACAGGTATAATCAAAGGATGTGAATTGGCAGATGTTGAATTGATTGGTGGAGAAACTGCTGAACATCCAATGACCTTTGATATTGATTTAGCAGGTTTTTCTACAGGTATTGTTGAAGAGTTTGATATAATAGATGGTAAATTAATTAAAGAGGGTGATATTATTATCGGTATTGAAAGTAGTGGTATTCATAGTAATGGTTATAGTTTAGTAAATCATTTAGCAAGAGAAGGAAAACTTAAAATTACAGAAGAATATTTAACACCAACTCACATTTATACTTCTCTTGTCCAAGAATTAATTAATGAAGTTCCTGTTTTAGGGATGGCAAATATAACTGGTGGAGGTATTCCAGAAAATTTACCACGTTGTTTACCTGATGGTTTAAAGGCAGATGTTAATTATAATTCTTGGAACTTACCTAAGATATTTCAAGATATTATGTTGGCAGGTGAGATACCAGAGGAGGAAATGAAAAAAGTTTTTAATCTTGGTATTGGTTATTGTATAGTGATTCCAGAGGAAAGTGAACAAGATGCTCACGATACAATAGATGCGTTTGGATATAAAAGTTGGACAATTGGAAAAGTTGTGCTATAATATATTTGTCAGAGAAATACTGGCTGCGGTTATGCCCTTTGGTAGGTTCAGCATAAGCGGCTATAGGAATCTACCAATTAATTAAGTTAGAAAAATGTCAATTAAAATTACTGTACTTAAATCTGGTGAACAAATTATATCAGATATGAAAGAGTTGACGGCTGAGGGTCAAGAACACGCACAAGCATATTTACTTGTAAATCCTCATACTTATGAGATAAATGAAAAGCAATTTATAACTGAAGAGGAAAAAGAAGAAGGTGATTATGGTATTGATGTTTCACTTCTTCCTTGGTTGATTTTATCTAAAGATTCGCAAATGATTATACCAGTTGATAGTGTATTAACTGTAGTAGAACCTGTTGATGCACTAACTAAATTATATCAAGATAAATTGGATTCATTCAAAATGGAGGAAGCAGATGATTAAATGTGTTTTACTTAATGCTCATTGCACTTTAATTGCAGAGGTTGTAGAGGTTGATGCAGAAATAGGCGATCCTAATTGTAAATTAATTAATCCATATGTATTCAATAGTATAGAAGATATGAAACCTTGGAAGGCAGATATTACAAACCAAACAGATTTTATGATTCGTTCTGAAGATATATTGACTATACTTGATCCAACTGGTACAATAATAGACAAATATACTGAACTAACTGCGTAATGAGATTTTATACCAACGTCCAAATGGTCGGAGATAATTTCTTGGTTCGTGGATATGAAGACGGTAAACACTTTGCAACTCGTGAAAAGTTTTACCCAACACTATTTGTAGATTCAAAAAGAAAGACAAAATATAAAACACTTGATGGTTTGCCCGTTGAACCAATTGAACCTGGCACAGTAAGAGATTGTCGTGAGTTCATTAAAAAATATAATGATGTAGAGAACTTTAATGTTTATGGAAATGAAAGATTTATCTATCAGTATATTTCATCAAAGTATCCAGAAACAGAATTAAAGTTTGATATTGAACAAATTAAATTAACCACAATTGATATTGAGGTTAAATCGGAATATGGATTCCCTGATGTAGAATCTTGTGCAGAAGAAATACTATTAATTACTTTACAAGATTATACTACAAAACAAATTCGCACTTGGGGTCTTGGTGCATTTAATAATAAACAAGAGAATGTAATATACAAATCATTCAAGACAGAGTATGAATTACTGACTGATTTTATCAACTGGTGGATGATTGAAGATAATACACCAGAAGTTATTACTGGTTGGAATAGTAAGTTGTATGATATTCCATATCTTTGTCGTCGTATTGACAGAATACTTGGTGAGAAACTGAAGAAGAGAATGTCACCTTGGGGTCTTGTAACAGAAGAAGAAACATTTATCGCAGGTCGTAAACATATTTCTTACGATATTGGTGGAGTATCTCAGTTAGATTATCTTGACTTGTATAAGAAGTTTACTTACAAAGCACAAGAGTCATATCGTTTGGATTATATTGCATCTGTTGAACTTGGACAAAAGAAACTTGACCACTCAGAGTTTGACACATTTAAGGATTTCTATACAAAGGGTTGGCAGAAGTTTGTAGAATACAACATCATTGACGTTGAACTTGTTGACCGTCTTGAGGATAAGATGAAGTTGATTGAACTTGCATTGACGATGGCATATGATGCAAAGGTCAACTATGAAGATGTATTTTATCAAGTAAGAATGTGGGACACAATAATTTACAACTATCTCAAGAGAAGAAACATTGTGATACCACCAAAGAATCGTTCAGATAAATCTGATAAGTATGCAGGTGCATATGTCAAAGAACCAATACCTGGCAAATATGATTGGGTGGTATCTTTTGACTTGAATAGTCTATATCCGCATTTGATAATGCAGTATAATATTTCTCCAGAGACTTTACTAGATACAAGACATCCATCAGTCACTGTTGATAAAATACTTTCTGAAGAAGTAACATTTGAAATGTATAAAGATAATGCTGTCTGTGCAAATGGTGCAATGTATCGTAAGGACGTAAGAGGTTTCTTACCAGAACTGATGGAGAAGATGTACAATGAAAGAGTCATCTACAAAAAGAGGATGATTGATGCGAAGAAAAAGTATGAAAAAACAAAAGCAAAACATCTTGAAAAAGAAATTGCAAGGTGTAACAATATTCAGATGGCAAAAAAGATTTCCCTTAACTCTGCTTATGGTGCTATCGGTAATCAATATTTTCGCTATTATAAACTTGCCAACGCAGAAGCTATTACACTATCTGGTCAGGTTTCTATTCGTTGGATAGAAAATCGTATGAACAAGTATCTAAACAAAATTTTAAAAACGGAGAATGAAGACTATGTTATTGCCAGCGATACTGATTCCATCTACCTTAATCTGGGTCCTTTGGTTGAAACTGTATACAAAGGGAGAGAGACGACTAATGAAAGCATTGTGTCGTTCCTTAATAAGATCTGTGAGATGGAACTTGAAAAGTATATTACGAGTTCTTATGAAACGTTGGCGAACTACGTAAATGCTTATGATCAAAAGATGTTTATGAAGCGAGAGAATATCGCAGACCGTGGCATCTGGACAGCAAAGAAAAGATATATTTTAAATGTATGGGATAGTGAAGGTGTGAGATATGAAGAACCCAAACTGAAGATGATGGGTATTGAAGCAGTTAAATCATCAACCCCTGCACCTTGTCGTTTACTTATTAAAAACGCACTCAAGTTGATGATGAATGGAACAGAAGAAGATGTGATAGATTTTATTGATGAGTCCAGAAAACAATTCAAAAAATTACCACCAGAAGAGATTGCCTTTCCTCGCACTGCATCAAATGTTCAGAAGTATAAAGCGACCTCTACGATTTATGCAAAGGGAACTCCTATACATATACGGGGTGCATTATTGTTTAATCATTATGTGAAAGCGAAAAAGATTGACAATAAGTATTCACTTATCGGAAATGGAGAGAAAGTAAAATTTCTTTATCTACAAAAACCAAATATTATTCAAGAGAATGTAATATCATTTATTCAAGACTTTCCGAGAGAACTTGGACTTGAGAAGTATGTTGATTACGATTTACAATTCGATAAAAGTTTTGTCGAACCACTCAAAGCAATCCTCGATGCAATCGGGTGGAATGTTGAAAAAACTGTAAACTTAGAACTATTTTTTTCCTAATGGAATTACCTATTAATGATCAAGATTTAGATACAATCGTAAATGCTCTTGCACTTGGAGGAGATGCAAGATTGTATCATCTATTGAAAGAAGTTAAAAGTGTCAGAGATAGTAATCCTGACGGACCTTACAAGAAGATATTACGAGATAAAGGAATAACTATTTGACCTTGACGAATTGAAATAAAAATAGTATAATAAAAATAAAATGGATTGTTGGCACTGTGGCACCGAACTCATCTGGGGTGGAGACCACGATTTAGAAGAAGAGTTTTATGGTGAAGATCATGCATATGACTTTGTAACTAATCTTTCTTGTCCAAAGTGTCAAGCATACGTCGAAGTACATCATCGTAAAGAGGGTAAAGAATGGATTTCTTGAAAGAAATTGTAAAAGAGATTGGTGACGATTTTACCAAAGTAGCACAAGATATAGATGAAACAGAAAGATTCATTGATACAGGAAGTCATATCTTCAATTCGCTTGTTAGCGGTTCCATTTATGGTGGTGTTTCTAGTAATAAGATTACTGCCATCGCTGGTGAAAGTTCTACTGGAAAGACTTATTTTTCCTTGGCTGTTGTCAAGAACTTTTTGGATACTAACCCTGATGGTTACTGCCTTTATTTTGACACCGAGGCTGCTGTCAACAAAGGATTACTTGAGTCTCGTGGGGTTGACCTAACACGATTGGTTGTTGTAAATGTTGTTACAATTGAAGAGTTTCGTGGTAAGGCACTTAAGGCAGTAGATATATACTCTAAGACTGAAGAAGAGAGTCGCAAACCTTGTATGTTTGTGTTAGACTCTTTAGGTATGCTTTCAACTGAGAAAGAAATTACTGATTCTGGAGATA